ATGCCTGGGGCGGAGCGCAACCGGTCCGGCTGTACTGGCTGGCAACATGGAAACGATAGCTTTCCCTAACCCAGACCGAAGTGCTGACGCTGATTAACTCCACTTACGGTACCGTCAAAGGCTACCGTCGCGGCTCGCTCGTCACGTTGCGCATCGACTGGAAGTTGTCGGCGTCCGGCTCGTGGAACACCGGCAATTTCGGAACCCTGCCTGAAAGCTGGCGTCCTCCAATGGATTTGAATTTCTCATATGGCGGACGCGACGGCGCGAACCAGAAGATCATCAACGTAAACGCGAACGGAACCATGACCTACGCCAATCAGGGCGGCACGCAGGGCACGGAAGCGTTCGGCATGACCGTCTCATACGCGCTATGACCCGTGGGGTCACTGCAAGACAGTGCAACCGCCTGAGCCAGTGTCCCGAAGCTATGCGGCGGGCATCGGGTCGGCGGTCCTCCATACGCCGGTGCATCCCGCGTACGCGCTGTTCGGATTGCCAAGCATCGTGACGGTGCCATTGGCCTCGCCGTAACAGATGAATGTCGTTTCACCACCGAAAACGGCCACGGGCGTATTGACGATGACGGGTCGATACCCTTCGGGGAGCTTCTCCTGAGCCTTCGTGTAATTGTTCTGCCCGCTACTGTTGAATTTTACGTTGCCACCCATGAAACAGATATCACCGATGCGCGTAAGCAAAATGCTGTCGCTGCTGTAAGGTACTCGCCACGTCGTAGAACGCTGGGTTAGGGAAAGCTATCGTTTCCATGTTGCCAGCCAGTACAGCCGGACCGGTTGCGCTCCGCCCCAGGCATAGCTGCGGTCGTCTCGCAGACGTACCTGAAAATCGCTGTCGCCGACGGACCAAATCAGTGGCGTGAAATTGTTCGTCACCGAGTCGTTGTTGTTTGGCGCGTAGGTGACGAACACGGCAAACGGTGCTGTGGAATGCCTGCCCCATTTGATCAATACGGCACCGTTCACGCTGGTCGAACCAATGAACATACCGGACTCAATATCAGGCATCTGGGTTAGGGAAAACTATTGCCTGTTCCAGATTGCGATCCAGCTTCCGAATATCGCGACCCTCCCGCACCAGCGGTTGTCTTTGGTGTTCCACAGGCGGAAGCGTATCTGGTTTACGTCGCTGGTATCCCAACGTTGTGCGGTGTACTCGCCGGCCTGGCCGAAACCAGTGCCGAACGGCCCAATCGTGTAGGCCGCGTAATCGGCTTTCTTCCCGTTTGGGGATTGGACGTTGATGTAGAATGTGCCGTCACCATTCGTGGTGATGGTATGGCCTCCGCACAGAATATACGGCATTCGGGTTAGGGAATCCCGTTCAGGCTATTAGGGCTCGTTCCCAGAGGCGTTGCGCGTCTCGCAAAGCCGTGATATCCGGTTTGAGGTAGTACTTCGCGGTGGTTTTGATATCGCTGTGGCCGAGCATTTTCGACACGATGGCGATATCCGCTCCCGCCGCCAGAGTGTTCGTCGCCCATGAGTGGCGCAGGTTGCGTGCGGGCACATGCGGCAGATCATGCCGCTTGCAGTAGGCCTTGTATTGGCGTGCGGCTTGCGGCGGGGTGAGGGTGCCGATGAGTCGGCCCCCCTCGCGTGGCCTGAGCTCGCGCAGACGCTTGACCGCGAAGCGCGGCAACGGCAATGTGCGACGGCTCAATTCGGTCTTCGGCGGCACGACGACCTCATGGCCGCTCACCCATTGCAAACCGCGCTCGATATGCAGGACGCCTGCGCGCAGATCAATGTCACTCCACTCCAAACCGTACCCCTCTTCGGTGCGCAGGCCGCATGAGACGGCGCAGATAAGCCACGCCTCAAGCGGATGGTCGTAAAAGCCCTGCAACAGCGATCGCTGCTGACGGATGCCCAATATCACCGGCTCGTAATGCGGCTTGGCCGGCAGTTGGATGTCGCGTCTGGTGATGTCCACGTCCAACAGGTTCCAGCGGATAGCCCGCCTGAGTATCGCGCGCAATACGGCCCATGCCTTGCGTGCCGCGCCCGCGCTGTCGAAACATGCGAGCCACTTGTCCACGAGCTCCACGCTTATTGCGCTCATGTCCATGCCGCCGAAGCATGGCATGACATGCAGCCGCCACGCGGACTCGTAGCCCACGCGCGTGCTCTCACGCAGATTCCGCGTGCAATGCGGCCAAAACCGGCCGTTCCAAAACTCTTGTAACAGCATTTTCAACCTCCAAAACCCACACGCCCGTTGGCCTATCCAACGGGGACGAACGTGTGGGTTTTACCCACCGTAAAGGAGCTTTTCCATGTCTTTGCTCGCTCACGTCGTCGATTGGCTCGTGCCTTTTATCTGTGGCGGCGTGGCCACGGTTTTGGGCCTGATGTGGCGGTGGGGCAAAGCCATGGTCAACGGGCTGCGCGAGCTCCTGCTGTGCCAGTTGGAGGACCTGCGCCGGGAAATGGTCATCGAGCACGACGGAGTGGCGGACGAGGACCTCAAATCACGCTCCCAACGCCTCTACGACAGCTATCACAGCCTGGGCGGCAACGGCCACGGGACATCGCTCAACAATGACATCCAATCCGCGCCGATAGCGCCACGACAGTCCTGACCCACGACCGTGGGCCACAAACAATATCCATCCCAGAGAAAAGGGAAACATGGTCAACAATTTGAAACGTCATCCCAAGCCCTCGCTGCCGGACGAGCTTCGCCCGGACGTAGCTCCGGAAACCATAACCGAATCCATTAAGGAGGAGTAATAATCATGACCCAAATCCATATCAGCATCAGGAAGCCGAAGACCGGCGGCCTGGACCCGGTCACCGGCCTGATGCGATTCCGTCCGGTACGTCGCCATTTCGACGCGGAAAAGAACCTCATCATCGCGGCCTCGTTCGACGCGGACCTGTCCGAAAGCGGCGAGCTGACGGTTGACCTGCTGCCCACGACTAGCGCGTTTGTTTGGCAGGTCATCGAGTTGGCGGACACGCCGCAAGCGTACACGCGCTACGTCGAGGTGCCGGACTCCAAGACCAAGGTCGAATACGCGGACCTCGTGGAAGTGGACGCCGGCACGTTCGTCCCGAAGGATATGGCCGGCTCCCAACTGTTGAAGGTTCGCCACGCTTCCACCCAGTCGGAGGCTGAGACGCTTTCCGCCCGATACCCGGATGCGGTGGTGCTCTTCGACGAGACCGCCACGACCATGAAGGCCGCTATGGCCATGAGCACGTTGGAGTCCATCACGGCCGAAGCGCAGACGAACGCCGCGTTGGCTAGGAGCGCCATGCTGAGCGCACAGTCCTCGGCTGATTCCGCGACCGCCACCCAGTCCGACCTTAATATCCTCGCGTCGAACGCCAACACGTTGGCGGCTAGCGTCGCCAATGATTCGCAGACCGTGGCCGACACCGCCAACGCGGTTGCGGCGAAGGGCGAATCGGCTATCGCCACCATCGATTCGACGGTGCAGGCGGTCAAGGACAAGGCGGAGGCTGCGACCACCGTACTGCCTTCCACCGGCACCACCGAAGGCACCACCGACACCGGCACCACCGAGGAAACCACGGAGGAACCCGGCAAGGACTCCACGCCAGCCAAGGCCAAGAAGGCCACCGTGAAGGAGGCCTGACCATGCCAGCCCTATACGCCGGCAAACGTGTCGGCAAACCGTTGATGGGAGGCCACACGTACAACGCCATGTTCAATGGCAAACTCGTATGGCCCCTCGACAAGGACACGGTCGTCTCCATCAGGATCACGGACGACAAGGGCAAGCCGTTGCCCAAGTCTCTAGCCGTCAACGGCATCCTGAAACTGGGGGCGAAAGCCACCTACGCGGACGGTCATGTTGGCGATCTGCTCACCACCAATGACGTGACGTTCGCGAGCAGGGACACTTCCACCGCCACGGTTTCGGGCAACACGCTCACGTGGCGGCATGGCGGAACCATATTGGTGACGGCCACGGTCAACGGTTTCACTTCCGCCGCCGTGTCCATCAGCGCGGCCTACGCGCCCGAGTCCATCAAGGTCACGGACGATTCCGGCAAGCCGGTCGATGCAGTCACCCTGCGCGTGGGCGAGAGCAGGAACCTCAAGGTGACGGTCCTGCCCGATGCGGCATCGCAGGAGTTTACGGCCAGCGCCGCCAGCCCGGATATCGCCGTGGTTGGCGACGCGAAACCGACCGGCATCACCGTGTCGCCGTAATCGTTGACATTGATGGTGGGCGAGACAGCCAGCCTCGACGTAGGCGTGCTGCCCGCGTACGCGCCGCAGGAATTCGCCGCGAACATCCTCGACAAGACCATCGCAACCATCAACAGTAAGGAGTAACCATCATGAACGAATCTTTTAGGGGGGGGGGGTGGCCGTATCCGGCCTGACCCCGGGTGACACCAGCCTAACCATCCAAGCCGGCACTGTCTCGAAAACCATTCCAGTACGCGTGTTACCCCCGATCAAGAACATGTGGCTGAAGATACCAAACGGTACGCAGAATGGCGTGACGTTTACGGTCGCCGCCGACGGTGGCATCCACGTGAAAGGCACCAGCACCTCGTCAATCGGGCGTGCCGATCAGGGTAGTACGGATAATACGCCGTTGCCAGCGGGACAATACACGTTATCCGCCGCGAACCTCCCCGACGGAATCATCCTATTCATAGTCGTTACCACAGGCGGCAAGACCGAATACAAGGTGCTGGACAATCAAGTTCACAATTTGGCTGTCACGTTCACGGTATCGGAAAACAGCACCTATCAGTGCAAGGTCGGAGTGAACAACGGCGGGCCCGTTGACGCGACGGTGTATCCAATGCTGGAAACCGGCAGCGAAGCACACGCGTACAAGCCATACGCATAAACCGGAAGCCCCATGAACAGGGGCTTCCATTATTTCAAGGAGGCCCCTCATGGGTATTTCCGTAACCGGCGTGAAACCCGGTAACACGACGGTCACCATCAACTCGAAAACCAGTCCGAACATCAGCAAGCGGATTCCAGTCACGGTGAAATCCCGTAACCTGCTCGCCTATGGTCCCGCCGAGGGCAACGGGTTGACCGCCACCGTCAACAGTGACGGGTCATTGCATGTCACCGGCACCGCCACCGGTCAATGGCGTGGCCTGTCGTGGACGTTCCCATGCCCGGTACAGGGCACCGTGAAACTCAGCGGCACTAGTATCGCCGGTTTGAGCTTCAACATCAAGTGCCTCGACGCCAAGGGGCAGCAACTGGGAGACCAAATGAACTTGGGTAACAGTGTCATGGCAATCCCTGCCGGCACCGTCAGCCTGTTCCTCAACGTCATCTCCAACGAGGCCACGCCCACCGCGAAGGACGGCGACCTCCGAGTCCAGCTCGAATCCGGCGACACCGCGCACGAGTGGATGCGACCCGACAACACAAGCCTTAAGGGGGGGGGGTTATGAATTAGCGAACCTGTATCCGCGTGTCACCGGACTGCCTAAAACATTAGGCACCGACCCGGGTGTTATGGTCACGGAACCATCGCCGGGCACGTACCGGTTCAAAGGCTCCACCACACAAAAGGTTGACTCGTGGGATAGCCTGACATGTTCCGTCCATGTGGACGCGGGCACGTACACGCTGGACGCCTCCGACTGGCCGTATGACAGCATCTCATGGTTGATTGGCATCCAGTCCACTCTCACCCCCGATGACGGCAGCGGACAGACAATCGCGTTCGAACCTAAGGGCTATGGGCCGCGCCCCTTGAAGGCCGGGACGCTGCGCCTCAATATATTCGTCAACACCACGGGCGAGGTCGATAAGACGTTCACTCCCCGCCTTTACAAAATCGACTGATTTTAGCCCCACACCATACCGTGTGGGGCTTTTTCATTGACGGCCCCGAGTGGGCCCCGATAATCCTGACCCACGACCGTGGGCCACAAAACAATATTCACCTCAGAGAAAGGGGAAAAATTGGTTAAAAACAAGGACAAGCCGTGGTGGAAGCGTCTGCTCGCCAAGATCACGGCCCTAGTCGCCGCCGTCTGTATGATGCTGCTTCCGGCGACCGCGCACGCGGACATGCAGGGCGTGGACATGAGCAACTGGCAGTGCGGCGCGGACGTGTACAACATGCAGGCCGATTTTATCGTGGTCGGCACCACATGGGGCACCGGGCAAGTCAACAACAACTGCTTGGTGTCCGGCGTCAACACGGACGCCAACCGCATGATCGCCCAGGCACAAGCATCCGGCAAGAAATTCGGTTTGTATCACTACGCGATGGGCGGCAACCCGGAGGCCGAAGCCCAATTCTTCTATCGCAACACGTCGAACTATTGGCGTCACGGCATCGTGGCGCTCGACTGGGAGATGGACGACAACCCCGCATGGGGCAACTGGGACTGGGTACGCCGCTTCATGGGTGAATGCGAACGGCTCTCGGGCGGCGTCAAGCCGCTGCTCTACACCGGCCCCGTGGCCGGCACCATCCCCGGCGACATCCGCAGCAA